ATGTAAAGATCCTCAGAGCCTTCTTGAATAGTCCAATTTCCTTTAGTGCCATCAACTGCGTTACCTTCTGTTTTTGCTTCGTTAGATAAATGTAAGTCACCAGTGTATAGGTTTTGCCAAACATTTCCTACAGCTCCTAAGTCATAAGTATCATTTGCTCCTGGGACTACATCACCAGTTACAGTTAAAGTAGAACCATCAAAAGTCATGTTCGCTTCAGCGTTCATGGCATCTGTACCAGTTGCAGTTACAACTCTGTTGTTAGAACCATTAGTCATGAAGTCTGATACATCAACAGCAACTGTGTCTGCAGCTACATCAATACCTGTACCTGCTCCAACATTTAAAGTAACATCGCCAGATGAACCACCACCTGTTAAACCAGAGCCTGCTGTAACTGCTGTGATGTCTGCAGTAATAGTTTTGTAGGTTTGGTCTCCTGCTAAAAAAGTTGTAGAGGAAGCTGTCCCTGTTCCTAATCTTGCAGTTGGAACTAGATTAGTCGATAAATTAGCTGCATCTAAATTTGTTAATGCACTTCCGTTTAAAGCTGGTAAAGTTGCAGGAAATCTTGCGTCTGGAACAGTTCCTGAAGATAAGTTATCTGCATTTAAAGCAGATCCATCAATGAATCCACTATCATTATTAAATCCTGATATATTAATATTACCTTTAGTTAATTTTTTTTGTGCGTTTGCTGCATCAACTACAGCAAAGAAATCTCCATCAGCGTCTGATGTAGATGTAGTTAATTCTGAAAGATCAACATCTATTTGATCTGCTTGAACATCAATTAAATTACCTGCTCCAACGTTTAATGTAACATCTCCAGATGCTCCACCACCTGTTAAACCATCACCTGCTGTAACTGCTGTGATGTCTCCAGTAGTTGGTGTTTCAAAAGTAACGGCACCTGACCCATTTGTAGTTAAAACTTTTCCTGCTGTTCCATCTGCTGTAGGTAAAGTGTAAGCTGAAAGAACAAAGTTTGACCCATCGCCTTGAATAATTTTTCCTGATGTTGTTGCTAATCCTGCAACGTCTTGTAATTGAGCATCTAATCTTGCGTTAGCTACAGTTCCACTTGTTAATGCTGTTGCGTTTAAATCTGTAAGTGCTGAACCATTTGCTGCTGGTAATGTAGCAGGAAACCTTGCATCTGGAACTGTACCAGAAGCTAAATTATCTGCGTTTAAATTTGTTAAATTAGATCCATTGTTTGCAATAATGTTACCGCTTGAATCTAGTATGACTGCTTTAGAAGCAGGTAAAGTACAAAATACATTTTTTTCTCCAACAGAAAAATTTACTGCAGAATCACTATTAGATGACGATATTACAGTAGTTCTAGCTAAAGTTCCAGCACCTACAGTTCCAAGTCCTACTTCAAATTCTGTAGGAACGCTTTGATTAGTAATTGCATAATAAGTAGTATTTGAATTACCTATTGCTGATGAAAAAGTTTCGAAACCAGCTACAGCTCCAGCTAGGCTGAATGTTCCTGTACCAGTAGTGGTAGAGGTTTCTTTAATCCTATCATTGACAGCAAAGGCCATTTAAACTCCTTAAGCTATTCTGATTAATCCAGTCGTTGCATTAGCAGTTGGAAACTGTAATTCAAAAGTTCCGTTTGTAGAAGTTTTAACTCCTCCAAAATCTAAAACTGCAATTGCAGCATTAGCATTAGAATTATTGTACAGTAAAGCAGCTTGAGCAGATATAGTTGCATTTGGAAATGTAACATTGTCCGCATCAAAAATTGCAGTAGTTCCATCTACAGAAATAGCTACATTAGTTAATGTATTTCCACCAATAGTGTAGTTAGTTCCTGAATCAGATACTTCATCACTTGTTGTATAAACAGATGTTGTTGCATCTAAAGTTGCCGCATTAGTATATAGTGCACATTTAAGAGTTTGAGCAGCAAGGTTTCCACCAGGCGACATCAAGTCTTGTTTGAACACTGTGCAAATCGCTTGTGTTATTGCCATATTATTGTCCTCCAGTTAATGTGTTTGTACCAACAGGGCTACCTGGAAACTTATAATCCGTTCTTCTTCTTCTACGGGCTTCATTGTTAACAGTAGCAACTCTTGTATTATACAAATTTGTGTATATAGTATAATCTTCTATGTTCTTTGTAAAGAGATTTGCTTGAGCTAAACAGCCAAATAATAAAACATCTGAAATATTTTCAGTGTACCAGTTAGTAGTATTAGTATTAGATAATGGATTAATTCTTCCTTGATATCCTAGTTTTAAAGTATAAGCTTGATCTGGAGTAGGTGCTAAATATACTCGATTATCATCAAAATTAGCAAAATATTTAGGTTGACCTTGAAGTGATATATCAGGCCAATATTCTTGACAAAAAGCTAAAGTTTTCATTTCTAAATAACTTACATTAGAGCCTACTGTAATAGTTAAATAATTAAATAACATAGGCTCAATAGAAGTAGGAAGATTTACAAATCTATCTCCAGCTACTGCTGTAGTAGTTACATTTTCATTAAATCCAATAGGATCTATATCTCTTGATAAAGAATCAAAAGTATTATCTATAAAAGTATCTAATTGGCTAGTAAAATCTGTTCCTGTATTTTCAGCCCATGTTTGTATATCAGTCTTTAGACTGCTGTATGTCATTGCCATCTTTTATTACCTCATCAACTTTAAATTTAGTCCAAACGTGTCCTGCAAATGGATAAGTTCCATAGTGCGTTAAAGGACTTTGAAGATCAGCATGTATCTTACCACCTATTTTTTGCCATAATCTACAAAAAGCATAATCCTCTGATAGATATCTATTACTTTTTTCATCAATAATACAGTCAAAAAATGCATAACAGTTGTCACTACCATATCTTTTTCCATTAACTATTTGATCGCTAGTATATTTAAGATTAGAATAAGCTTCTTTCATTTGATAAAAAACTTCTTTTTTAATACACATAAAGCCAGTTGCAGCATCCATTACTTCAGTAAAACCGCCAGTTAATTCAATTTTATTAGGATCTGCAAAATTTAAATTATAACCTAAAGCTCTTTGTTCTAAATTTTTATCACTTGTTTTAATTAAGTCAGGAATTTTATCCCATTCAATATTTTTTCTAGGATATATTCCACAAGTTATATCATAGCCTGATTCTAAAACACGTCTTACAGTTTCTCCTCTAAATCCTATATCTGCATCAATAAACATTAAATGAGTAAGACTATCATCTTCTTTATCAGCGTCTAAAAACTGACTCACAATAGTATTTCTAGCTCTTGTAATTAAACTTTCATTACCAATAGTATTTAATTGAACTTGAAAATTATTTTGAGAAGCTACTCTCGTTAAATCCATTATTCCATGTAGATAAGCTTCTGTTAATTGACCACCATAACAAGGTGTCCCAATCATTACTTTTAATTTTTTATTTTTTATCATGTTACAACAGTAACACTTCCTAATCCTATCTGTAACAAATTTGTGTTGTTAGTATACCAAGAAGTTGGAATAGTTGCAACTCCAACATAAACAGATTGTCCTGATGTATTTTCAAATCCAGGTAAAACAGTTACTTGATTAGGAACACCACCTGTTTGAGAGCCTGGTAATCCTCCACCAGTTCTTGCAGCCTCTGTTGCACTTATACTCGCTTGAGGTCTAGCATTTTGTAAAGTTTGTGCATCAGTAAAATAAGTTAAATCTAATTGTGGTTGTTTAGGTTCCCACTCTGAAGTATGAACAAACATACCAGTCCATTCAAATACCATTTCTTGATATGGAAATGCCATACCTGATCTATCAGATATTGCTTGTGCATATTTTCCACCTGAAAATTTTGCTGAAGGAGCTCTATGAGGTCTAGTACTTGCTGGAACTCTAGCCATTATGAATAAAAGCTGTTGCCTGTTGCTGGTATAATTCTAGTTGAAGGAGTATCATCACCAGCAATTAATCTTTGATAAGCTTCTTCATAGTCCACTTTTAATATTTGTTGAGTTTGAGGAGTTACACCTGTTCTTTTTTTAGAAAGATAATAAGCAAGTCCTGCACACATACACTCGAAAGCTCTAAATGGCACATCAATGTTTTGTTCTACTCCACTGACTGTAGAAGCTGTAATATCTTCTATTTTTCTCATACGATAATAAGTAATAGTATAATTAGTATCTGGAGCTGGATAAATTTTAAGTACAGGAGTATTTAATCTTTGTAAATAATATTGTGTAGGTCTAGCTTGAGTAGTTTTATTTGAAATAGCAGCATAATCATTAAGACCTAGTGCTGTCATTGCGTATTCACTTCCATCACTTATTTGAATATTTGCATTAATGATATCTACCGTATCATAATCTAAAGTATATTCTGTAGTTCCAGTAGTAATAGCTAAAGTTTTATATTCTACAGTCCATTGGTTATAACCTCTGTTAGCCCAATCACTAAACATAATATTCATACTACGTCTAGCGGACCTTACATCATAACCTAAAATAGGATCACCGCCTATTCTGTCATAAGCTTCTTGTATTACATCATTTACTGTTAAAGTAAAATTTGAAGTTCCTGATAAAGCCATATTTCTCCATTATGCAAAAAATGCTGTTACACCATTTGTAGTAGATACATTAGCACCCGCAATTGTAGATGAAACTTGTAAACTTGTTTTAAATTTTATACCTTCTGCTGGTAAATTAATTTGTACTGTTGAAGCACCTGCAGCTGCATTACCTGTTTCAATATCAAATATGTCTGTTCCACCATCTTTCCATGTAAGAGTGCCTGGAGCATCAGTAGGTTCAATAATAAAACCTTTTAATCTCGTTGGTCCTCCAAATACAGTAACTGTAGTGGCAACATTTGAAGCTACATTAGATAATGCTGCTTTATTTTTACTTACAACATTTATGTCTGATCCTGCCATTTATTTCTCCTAAATTAAATTATATTTTTCTAAGTCTTTATATAGTAAAGCAATTCTGTCATTTGGTACAGAACTAGGTTTTAAATATTCTTGTTGAATAGCTTTAGCTTGAATTTGACCCATATCTAAAGGTCTTATATTAATATTATCACTAGAACTACCAACTAAATCTTTACTTGAAGGAAGTGTAGTAGTTCCTCCTCCACTAAATTTATCTATAACTTTTTCTATATTAGCTAATTTTTTTTCTAAATCACTTTCTGATTCTTTTTTCTTATCTTTCCATTTAGCCATATAAATGGCTAATTGTCTTTTTACATCAGGTGGTAATTTCTCAAACTTTTTTAACTTGTCTATATCCATAACTCATTCGAAAAAATTTTTTAAAAAATTTTTACAGCTTTAATTTAAAAAGTCCAAAAGTATTTT